TGTACGCAAACTTCAACCGCAATTACGCTACGCAACCTAAATTTTTAACTTGGAATTTGCGTAACGTGCATCAAGAAGTTTATACAGGCACGAACCAAAACAACAAAGGCATTGACAGACCAATATTTCAAATATCGGTCTTTACTCAATCTTTTGCTGATGCTATGACAATTAGCAATTCAATACTACAATCGCTACATGGATATAGTGGTCAATTCGGCGGGGCAACAGGTTTCTACATTGCCAAGGCTGACGTTGATTGGCTTTACAATACATACGATAATGAAATAGGGCTGCAACAAGTCATTATGGATTGCACCTTAGATATTCCGACATGACATAATTCTCAAATTTAATTAAGGAATTATTATGGCACTCCCAAACAAAATTTTACCCGGCTTTAGCGCAGCATTGTACGCACAGCCTGACGTTGCACCAACGCCACTAACAACAGCGCAATTGTCTTTGGTTGCTAGTGTCGCGCCTATCGCTGTATCAGCAAACTTAGTGAATGTCGAAGCCGTGCCCGCGTTCGGTCAAGACGATGCGGTTGCTAACTTTAGCGTTGCAGGATCGCGTCAATCAGACAAAATCCCAACACAATCAGCGCCAACAAGCCTTACGATTACTGCGCCATGGAATCCCGCGGACGCTGAATTGTTGCTTTTGCGCGGCGATGCTTACAGCGGTGTAGTTGACCGCACGTTTGTTATCAGCGCAACAGACGGTGCTAATGTTGTTTATTACGCATTTAACGGTCGCGTCTCGCAATTCCAAATCGATGCACAGCCCGGCGCAGAAGCCAAGTGCGTGTTTACGATTCACCCGCGGGGCAACCAATACGGTTGGAGCAATTCGGCATGAAGCTAACTGAAGCAATCGAAACTTTGGCAACCACGCACCTAGCATTGGACATTGTTGCTAGGGGTTTGATTGTTGACCCTGCGGAAGTCTACGCAGAGTTACAGAAAGCCGAAGCCGGAAGTATGGAGGAATTGTGTTTGCAGCAGCTAGCTAAATACAATCCCTATACTCCACCGAAAAAGAAAGAAACAAAAGCAGAATAAGATATGTCAACGACAATACAAAACAATCACGAATTACTTGCTTATTTGCTAACCCAAGCCAATTCCGGAACAAAGAATTGGTTTGGCTTTGCACAGCAACGCATTACGGGTATTAACCTTGCTCATTCAATTGCTGCTAACCACGCAGACAAAATGACCCCAGATGAAATAACCGATTACGTCATTTCGCTAAACAACAGCATCTATCACAAGCTAATCAAAGGTGATGGAAATGGCAATCAAAGTTAATGTTGAGTTTGAGGGTTTTCAAGAGTTCGAAGATTTAGCCAAAAAGATAGCGGATGATTTTGGGTACAAAGACGCTCAAAACATTATGGTATCGGCGGCTAGAATTGCTATGCGTAGCGCGTTTGCAAGCGCACAAGCGGCAGCACCGTTAGACACCGGGGCATTAAGAAGCTCTCTACAAATTGAAGCTAGAAAGCCGCGAAGCAAAGACTTGCGTTCTAAATACGTTAATAAAAACGATGTTGCTATTGCTTTGATTACTACAGCACCGGGCAAAAAATTAGCAGCGGGTGTAAAAGTATACGATGTTGAGGCTTCATATAAAAAGAAAAAAGACGTTTATAAAAAAATTGTAGTTAAAAGCGATGCGCGAGCAACCGTTATGGAGTTTGGCTCTGCAAACACTCCCGCACAACCTTATTTAAGACCCGCACTAGAAAGTAATAGTAAAACAGTCACCAATGACTTAGGCAAAAGCCTTGCACTAGCATTGGAAAAATATAAGGCAAGACAAGCTAAAAAGGTTAAATTATGAACGGATTTTCACAAGCATTAGGCAGCAGCTTTAACAAAGACACATTACGCATTAGGTCGTTTGTTTACAACGGGCATACCTTTAAAGTCAAAGTGCCGTTAGCCGTTGAAGCGGACGCTATGACAGAGCAAACTAAAAATTTAGATAAAGCAAAGTTAAACGAATACTACGAACGATTAACGCAAGAATTTATAAACAATAAAGATTCACTTGCAGAAAACGAAGAAATTGTATTTGCTGATGACGATGTGATTGTCAAAGGTCGCTCAATGCGCGAGGCGGCAAAAAACAAGCTGCTTACCGAAACAACTATTTTAAGTATGTTCAAGCTTTTAGTTCCTGAAGAACAAGGCTTTGATATGTCCACCATCACTTACGACATGGTTGAAGAATTATTCCCTTTCAGCATCCAGATGGAGCTTTTGAGGTTTATTAACGATACAATCTCACCAAGTTACAAGGAAACGAAGGGAAACTAGTTCGGTCAGTCCGTAGGCAAGTTAAAGCATATTTGACCGCACACGGGGCTGACCTATCAGAAATTGACGAACAGACCTTTGCCGATATTTGCATTATGTATAACGATGGAGTAATCGGCAACCTTGGAATAATAGAGGTATTAGGTACATTGACCGCAGGGCAGTTCAATAAAGTTTTACCCAAGGGTAGCGCACCGTATAAATTGAAATCTATTATTCCTCAAGCATACGATTACTTGTACCCGCCACAGACAGAACAAGACATGAAACAGCAAGCAAGCCAAAACTTATTGGCATTTGCTTTGATGAGTCCTAATGCGCCAAGCGTTCTGTTAAGAGGAAAATAAAATGGCGAATATTGCGAGACTTGGCGTTGTTTTAGGTTTAGATAGCGCAGAGTTTACAAAGGGTATAGAAAAAGCAAAGCGCAGCGTTAATGACTTTGCTAAAAACGCTATGCCAATGCTTAAGAATGCCGCAACAGTAGGCACGGCGGCATTTGTAGGTATGACTTACAAAGCTTTGCAGTTATCCGATCAAATCAGCGACTTGGCAGCAGCGGCGGATTTAAGCGTTGCAAGTGTTCTTAAAATATCAGACGCGTTCCAACAGTCCGGCGGCAAATACGATGACGCAGGAAAAGCAATACAAAAGTTTTCCGAAAACGTAGATAGTGCCGCCAAAGGCTCATTTGAGTTACAAAAAACATTTAAATCGGTTGGCATCACGCTTGAAGATTTAGCTACATTAAGCGTAGAACAATTGTTTTACAAATCGGTTGATGGCGCATCCAAACTAGCAGATTCCGCAACGCGTGCGGGAGTCCGAATGGATTTGTTTGGCAAAGCAATGCGTAGCATAGACCTTGCTGAATTTAACAATCAATTAAAAGAAGGCACAAGCGAATTTGACGATTACGCGCAAGGGATAAAAGAAGCAGCAGAGCTTGCAGACAAAATAGAAAAAAACGCCCGCACTTTGGTTTTGATTTTTGTTAAAGAGCTTGGACCAACGCTAAACAGAGTATTTGACATCATCAACCAAAAAGGGGGAATGGCTGAAAAAGTATTCGCAGGAATGAAGAATGTCATTCTTGACGTTTGGTACGGCGCAGGCGCACTAGCAATTCAATTGCAAAAAGTAGAGTTGTTTTTCAATAACGCTTTTAGTCGCAGCCCAAAAGAATACTTTGAACAAATTGATAATTTAAATAAAGAATTGGAAGCTTTGCGTCAAAGCGTATACGGCACGGGCATTCCAACTTTGCCAAAGATTACCGTAACAGGTGGCGATGACGGAACGGGCGGCAGGGGCGTAAAAACAGGCAAAGACCCCGCAGCAGAGCAAGAGAAAAAAATTCAAGCCATGATTCGTATGGCTAACCTAAATGCCGATGAATTTCATCGCGAACAAACACACGCAAACGAAATGTTATCAAGTAGAGAACACATGAATTCTCTTACTGAAAACGGGCGCAAAATTCAAGAAGCGGTTAATGAAGTTCTGGACGCGACAAGCAGAAAGATTAAAGAATTGTCGGACAAGCGCGAAGAAGCCGTAAGCAAAGAATCAGACCCAAGAATCATTGAGGCTTACGATGAGCAAATAGCCAAGATTCAAGTAATGGGAAGTGAATTTGCAACCTTGGCAGGCGAACAAGCTACTGCGTCTATTGAGGCGCAAAAGACATTTAGCTACGGTTGGAATCAAGCGTTTTCTCAATACGCAGAGGATGCAGAAAACTACGCAACAATGGCAAGGGACATGTTCAGCGCGGTCACGGGCGCAATGTCATCAGCAATTGATAAGTTTGTAGATAGCGGCAAGTTTTCATTTAAAGACTTTGCGGGCAGCATAATTCGCGACTTAATTAAAATCGAATTAAAAATGCAAGCCATGAGATTGTTTCGCATGGGTGTAGGCGCAATCATGAGCGGCTTTTCCGGCGGCGCTACTACAATTGGCGCAGGATCATTAGAGGGCGGCGAAGGCGCGTTAAGTTTTCCGGTTGATATGGGAAGGGCAAACGGCGGTACTGTTACTGGAAATTCACCTTACTTGGTTGGTGAACGTGGTGCTGAGTTATTTATACCCGGTCGCTCTGGTACGGTTATTCCAAACAACAATTTGTCTGGCATGATGGGCGGCACTACATACGTCACAAATAATTACATTGACGCTATTGACACTAAATCATTTGAGGATAGAGTTTTATCTAGTTCTAACGCTGTATGGGCGGCTAACCAATACGCTAACAAGTCATTGCAAGTAGGCAGGGGCAGAGCATGAGTTTCCAAACAATCTTAAATATCCAACAAAGTATGACCGTTGATAACCGCAGGGTTATAGGTCAACAAGTAAGCCGCAGCGGTCAAATTAGAGTTGCCCAATATTTAACGGCTGTACCTTGGGTTTTTACTGTACAACCGCACTCTTATTTGTACTATCCACAAGTACGCAGCATTATTCAAAGTATTGATAATGCGGATAGACAGATACCAGAATATCTTACATTTGATACCCCGCAGCTAGAATGGTTTGTTAAGTACCAAGGCGTACTGACTGACGTACAGCTTGGGGCATTAGTGCTAAACGCATCGCCTGCACCAAACAGTCAAGTTATACAAATTACAGGTTTGCCTAGCATTGCATCAGACAGTTTAATATTTAAGGCAGGCGATTTTATACAAATACAGCAATACGTTTATAAAGTCATTGCAGACGTACCAAGAGGCACATTGAGTTATGTTACTGTTGGCATACATCGACCTATTATTGGAACGCCTACTATTGGCACAGCCGTACTGGTGGGCAAGAATGTATCTTTTAGAATAGTTGCAGAAAAATGCCCAACATACACACTTAACCCAATGACCGATGGCGCATTTGTACAATGGGATAGCGAATTTGTTTTTAGAGAATACATCATAGGATAAGCCATGCCGACCACAATGACCGCATTAGATAGCCCACAAATCAACCACGCTGAATTTGTAAGGCTAACGCTACCTACAGCCGTATATACATATTGCAACGCAGCATCGCCCGTAACCGTTGACGGAATAATCTTTGACAACTTGGGCAGCTTGCTACAGCTTGGCGATATACAAAGGGACATTAAGGCAACTAGCGATGATTTAACATTGTCGCTCACAGGAATTGACGCACAAAACGTAGGCATCATTTTGTCGGCAGACATTAAAGGCAGTATTGTCGAAGTGTGGCGTGGGTTTATGGACGCTAACAATCAAATCATTACAACACCTACACAACAGTTTTTTAAACGCTACCAAGGCATTGTTGCATCAGTTAGCATTACAGAAAGTTGGAATACACAGCTAAGACAAAGAATAGCAACTTGTACCATTTCCTGTTCATCTATGCGTCAAATCTTGATGAATAGAATTGCAGGAGTAAAAACCAATCCTAGTTCATGGAATTTTATTTACCCCAACGATACAAGCATGGACAGAGTGCCAGTAATTGCCTCTACCTATTTTGACTTTGGCGCACCACCTAAAAGCGGTAGCCAAGCGGTTTCGGAAGCACCACAAAACCAAGCAGAAGGCGGGGAAACTATGGGTTCTAGCAACGATGGCGGCGGCTAATGATTAGAAAAGCGACAAAATACGATAAAACAGAAATAATAGAAACAATGAAATTATTTCAACAAGAAAGCCCAATCGAACAATTCAAGACATTAGATAATGAGCCGTACTGGAATCGGCTATTGGATACGATACTAGCAGGCAAAGGCGTGGTGTTTATTGAGCCAAACAAAGGTTTGATTATGGCTTTAATTAGTCACATTGCTTGGTGCGACAAAACCTATCAAATGTACGAATTAGCTTGGTACGTCAAGCCTGAATTTAGAAACAGTACAGTAGGCTATAGATTGCTTAAAGCATACGTTGATTACGGCAAAGAATTAAAAGCGCAAGGCAGAATACAAATATTTAGTATTGGCAAGATGGTTAGCAGTCCAGACATAAAATACGATAAATTTGGGTTTAACAAGTTAGACGAAATTTGGATACAGTAATGATTAAATTAGCCATTATTTTATTGTCTGTCTGCTATACAGTAGACGCTATGGCAATTGGTATGACAATTGCAACATCTGTATTTTTGTTAAGCGGATTTGCCGCAACAGCTACAGCTATAGCGATTAACTTTGCCGTTAGTATGATAATAAGCAGAGTTTTTGCGCCTGACCTTGGACGCTCTGACGGAAAAGACAACGGCGTAAGACAGCAAGTACCACCAAGCACAACAAACGGAATCCCTGTTGTATATGGTGACGCATACTTGGGCGGTCAATTTGTAGACGCAGTTTTGTCTACCGAACAAACCGTCATGTTTTATACAATGGCTATTTCAAGCATTAGCACTAATGGACAATTTAGTTTTGACGTAACCAAGTTTTACTACGGCGATAGGATTTGCACTTTCAATACTGGCGGCGGTGATCCTAGTGACGGGGCAAGAGTCATTAGCCTGACTGACGGTTCAGGAAACGTAGATACAAAGATAAACGGCAATTTGTTTATTTATCTTTACACTTCAGACGCAGTTGGCAATGTAACGCCATTAAATACAACCTTGTACCCGTGGGACGTTATGGGCGCAACCCCACCGGGCGGCGGCACTATAGCACCCGCTGAACGATGGACACCAACAGGTCGCAGAATGAATGGCACAGCGTTTGCCATTATCGTTTTGCATTACAACCAAGAAAACGGCATCACACAACTTCAGCCCGTAACTTTTTACGCAAGACAATACTTAGTTGGCAAAGGCTACGCTTGCCCCGGTGATGTGTGGCTAGATTACTTGTTTAACCCTTTATACGGCGGCGCAATTGATAGCCCGTACATAGACGCTACCGCAGCCGCAGCTTTAAATACTTATTCTGATGAGTTAATTACATATAC